GTCGCGGGTGACGTCTATGATCAACAAGGATCGCTGTCGCGTCTGCGCGGGCATTACAATCAACACACCCATACGGATTCCCGCAGCGGTGCGACGACCGTTCCCAACCCATCGGACTGAGCATCGTGGCTGACGCATCACATCAATGGGGATCCGATCTGATGATCGCCGCCACCGGTGACATCGGCACGGTCGCCGGTCCGCTGCTCGGGCAGCAGCGCGTGCTGCGTCGCCTTCTGACCAATCCCGGCGACTACATCTGGCAACTCGACTACGGCGCCGGTTTGGCACGCTTTATCGGCCAACCGATCAATGCACTGCAGATCAGAGCGGTGATCCGCAGCCAGATCTTCAAGGAGGCCACCGTCGCACGCCAACCCGAGCCGTTGATCGATGTGCAGGTCGCACCCGGCGGGGCGTCCGGCACGGTCTACGTGTATATTCGATACGTGGACGCCCAAAGCAGCCAAACGCAGGTCATTTCATTTTCGGTGTCCACCTAGGCCATGCAGCTCTCGCTCCGCAGTTTCAACGCGCTCGTGCAGTCCATGGCGGCTGCGGTCGAGGCATCCGCGACGCAGCTTCTGGATCTGACTGTCGGGTCCACGCTACGCGCGGTACTGGAAGCCAACGCCTCGATCGGGCTTTGGATCCAATGGCTCATTCTGCAGGTGTTGCGGACGACGCGCGCGGCCACCAGCAATGGAGCCGATCTGGATAGCTGGATGGCCGATCTGACGTTGACCCGGCTGCCTGCGGTCACGGCCACCGGAACCGTTACCTTCTCACGGTTCACGCCAGGCATGTCCGCCTTGATCCCATCCGGTTCGCTGGTGCGTACCGCGGACGGTACCCAGACCTTTGCGGTGAGCGTGGATACGGCTCAGTCTTCCTGGTCGGCAGCAAGCAATGGCTACGTCGTGGCGCTCGGCGCGGCGTCCCTGGATCTGCCGGTGACAGCGCTCACACCGGGCCTCGCCGGCAACGTGCAGGCCGGCACGATTTCGCTCCTGGCATCGGCCCTGCCAGGCATCGACTCCGTCAGCAACCTCACCACCCTTCAGAATGGCCTCGACGCCGAGTCCGATGATGCATTCAGGAGCCGTTTCCAAAATTTCATCGCCAGTCGGTCGCGTGCCACACCGCTTGCGGTGGGATATGCAATCAGCAGCATTCAGCAGGGGTTGAACTACACCATTCAGGAGAATACCGATCCATCGGGTCTGCCACACATGGGCAGCTTCGTGGTGACGATCGATGACGGATCCGGCAGCCCCTCGACCGCACTGCTGTCCACGGTGCAGACCGCGATTGATGCAGTGCGGCCGGTGGGTTCAATCTTCAGCGTTCGGCCGCCGACGGTACTGACGGTCGGCGTTTCCCTTATCATCACTGTCGCCCCCGGAACGTCCAAGGCGCCGGTCCAGGCACTCGTCGGCAACGCGATCGGCATCTACATCAACAGTCTGCCCATCGGCGCGGGCCTCCCTCTCACCCGACTTGCTCAGATCGCCTATTCGGCGAGCGCGGCGGTCGTCAATGTCGGCGCGGTGCTAGCGAACGGCAGCGCCGGCGACATCACCGTGCCTGCCACGGGTGTCTTGAAGGCCGGCGTGATCGCGGTGAACTGACATGACGGGCGACCAACAGGACATGATAGCACGGCTGCGCGCCGTGCTGCCGACACGCTGGTTCCCGGACAGCGCTCCCGTGCTGGATGGACTGCTGAGCGGCCTCGCGTCCGGCTGGAGTTGGGCGTACCAACAATTGCTGTACGTGAAGGCACAGACGCGCATCGCCACAGCAACGGACGTCTGGCTCGACATCATCGCAAACGACTACTTCGGCGGCAGGTTGGCAAGGCGGGTAGGACAAAGCGACGGAGCCCTCCGCAATCGCATTCAACGTGAGCTGTTCCGGGAACGCGGAACGCGCGGCACCATCATCGACATGCTGAACGATCTCACAGGGCGCGCGCCGCTGGTGTTCGAACCAGCCCGGACGACTGATACCGGTGGCTACGCGACGTTGACCGGTGCCGGCGGCGGGGTCGGCTATGGCAAAGCGGGAGGATGGGGCAGCCTGACGCTGCCATTCCAGTGCTTCATCACCGCCTACCGCCCGGTCGGCAGCGGCATCGCCACCGTCTGTGGCTGGGGTTGTTCTGCCGGAGGGTACGGTCGAGGTGCGATCGAATACGCCAGCCTGGAGATGGTGCAGGGCCAGGTGACCGACGCCGACATCTATGCCGCCGTCGCCAACGTGCTTCCGGTCGCCGTCATCGGTTGGACCAGGATCACCAGCTGAGCTGGTGCCACGGTCAACAAAGAGGAATCTCATGGACAGAATCCTGGTCTACCCGGGAAACATCCCGCTCGATACCGACATTCTGAATACAAATCGGAACAGCATGGTCGCGCTGGGCTATCTCGCCCAGGCGATACTCGGCACTGGCACCATTGTCGATGGACTTGCATGCTCGCCAACGGCGCCGGGTTCGCTGACAGTATCGGTGGGCCCCGGCAGCATCACCCAATTGTCGGTTATCGACACGCTCGCCTATGGATCGCTGCCGGCCGACCCGATCGATTCGTTGGTGAAGCACGGCATCAATCTCACTCCTACGTCATTCACGCTCGCGCCGCCTGCCACATCGAACCAGTCGATCAACTATTTGATCCAGGCTGCGCTGCTGGAGAACGACACCAATCCGGTGGTGCTGCCATACTACAATGCCGCCAACCCGGCACAGCCCTACAGCGGACCGAACAACTCCGGTGTTGCCCAGAACACCTTTCGCGTTCAGCGTGTGCAACTCCAGGTCAAGGCGGGCGCCGCCGCGATTTCCGGTTCACAGGCCACCCCGCCGATCGACAATGGCTGGGTGGGTCTCTACGTCGTTACTGTGTCGTACGGTCAGACGGCGATTGGTGCGCCAAGTATTGCGCCGCTGGCCGCCGCGCCGTTTCTCAACTGGAAGCTCCCGGCGCTGCGCCCGGGCTTTGCCTCGGCAGTGCAGACGTTCCTCACCAACGGCACCTTTACCGTGCCAGCCGGTGTCTCCCAGGCGGAAGTCGAGGTTTGGGGTGGCGGTTCGGGAACCTACGCCTCGTTCGGGAGCATTCCGAGCGGTGGCGGGTCCGGGGGTGGCTATGCACGCAAACGCCTCACAGGACTGATAGCCGGTCAGACGATCCCGGTCACCATTGGAAATGGTGGTGTCGGTGGCAACACCGGCGGAGCACCTTCCGGGAGCGGAGGAACGTCCAGCTTCGGCCCCTATGTCAGCGCAACGGGTGGCAGTCTGAACCCGCTCGCCACTGTGGGAAGCCCCCAGAACGGCGCAACACCAGGCGGCATCGGTGTAGCCGGTGACGTGAACATCCTGGGCTCCGCTGGTCAGGCAGGTGTCTTGAACCAAGGCGGGCTCGGAGGGGGCGCCCCCATGGGCGGCTGCCAGAACAGCGGAACGTGGGGCTTGCAGGGCACCTTTCCGGGCGGCGGCGCATCCGGCGCGGGCACGGGAGCCAACAGTGCCACGCCGTACAACGGCGGGCCGGGATCGCCAGGTCTCGTTGTGGTCAGATGGTAGGAATGTCGATGAAGACCTATGCACGAATTCAGGACGGTCTGATAGCAGAGCTGCTGCAGACCGACGACGACATAACAAGCCTGTTCAACCCAGCACTTTCCTGGGTGGAAGTCTCATCACAGCCGCACATTGCCGAGGGCTGGCATTTCGACGGAACCAATTTCACTCCGCCGTCCCCACCCCCACCAGCTGCACCGGGTCCGACGATTGCGGAGTTGCAGACGCAGCTTGCCGCTATAAGCGCGCAGCTAGCAGCATTGTCGAGCAAGAGCTGAACCAAGGTTTCTAATCAGGATAATGACATGCCGACTCCTACAACACATGTTTGGAGACCCAGCAACGCGCGAACGGTTTTGCTGGATTCATTCGTCCCGGTTCCGCGCGGGTCAACTGCTGTGGAGCCCCCGCCGCTGAATTGGCCGACGAAAGACCCGATCGATGTACTGGACTACCAGCTCGACATTTCGCCGGCACTGGTTGGCAATGATGGCGATGCGATCGCCACGCTCGATGTGACGATCGAGCCGACCAATCCGGGTGGTCTCGTTCTGAACAGCGCCATCGCGGACGGCGCCGTCGCGGTACTATGGCTGTCAGCCGGTCACTCGGGGACGGTCTATATGGTGAACCTGCTGATCACCACGATCAACGCCCGAACCATCAATCGGAGCATCCTGTTGCCGGTGCTCAATCTGTCAATTCCTTCGGTTCCGCCCAATGCCATGATCACCGACAAGGGAGTCGTATTGACAGACCAGAATGGCAACCCGGTGCTGGTCGCACCGTAAGTGCCGGGCCGCACCAGCGGCACGCTGACCTAATTCAATATTCACCATTAGCCGCAACGCGCGCAGCCTCCCTGTAGCGCGCCTGAGGGGTCGTCTCGATCATGCCGACAATCGATGAACTCGCGCCTGCCACCGCCGCGTCCGACAACGACGAGTTGCCGATCAACCAAAGCGGCATCACCCGCAAGGTGACCAGGGCTCAGCTCCTCGCGGGGCTCCAGCCTCAGCTTGCGATCGGTTCAGGAACCCTTCTTGGCCGCATCAGCGGCGACATGGGCGGCCCAGAACAGGTCAGCATCGGCGCCAATCTCTACCTGACCAATGGTGCTCTATCGGCCAGCGCCGCACCCTTCAATGTCGCATCACTGATCGCAGGCACGGTGCCGGCGGGCAGCGATCTGATTCCGCTGGATCAAGGCGCTGGCAACGCCGCCGTCACCTACAGTCAGTTCATGAGCGGCCTCGCCAGCATCGGCAACGTCGACGTGAGCCAGCTTCTCGTGACGCCGACCGGCGGCGCTTCGCCTACCAGACTTAGCGATCTCGCGGCAAATACGCTGCCGTTGACCGGCGGCACGTTGACCGGCGCACTGACCCTGGCTGCCGATCCGGCCATGGCGCTGCAATCGGCGACAAAAAGATACGTGGATGCGCAGATCGCCACGACGCTGCCTATCACGGGTGGCACGCTATCGGGGGCCCTGGCCCTGACCGCTGATCCCACGACAGCTTTGCAGGCGGCGACCAAGCGATACGTCGACGGACAGGTTGCCGGCACAGTGCCCAAAACTGGCGGCACGCTCACCGGCGCGCTGGTGCTCGCCGCCGACCCGACGACGACGCTGCAGGCGGCGACCAAGCAGTACGTCGACGGAAAGAATGCCGCCGCAGTCCCCAAGACTGGCGGCACGCTTACCGGCCCGCTGTTGCTGGCCGCCGATCCGGCGAGTTCGTTACAGGCTGCAACCAAACAGTACGTAGATACACGCGTGTCGCGCACCGGCGACACGCTGACCGGGGCGCTGGTGCTCGCCGCCAATCCGACAACGACACTGCAGGCTGCGACGAAGGGATATGTAGATACTCAGGTCGGCGGTGCCCTGCCCAAGGCCGGCGGCACGCTTACCGGCCCGCTGTCGCTGGCAGCCGATCCGGCGGGTTTGTTGCAGGCAGCGACCAAGCAGTACGTCGATACGCGTGTATCGCGCGCCGGCGACACACTGACCGGAGCGCTGGTGCTCGCTGCCGATCCGGCGACCACGCTGCAGGCCGCAACGAAGGGATATGTCGATGCTCAGATCGCCGGCGCCCTGCCGAAGGGAGGCGGCACGCTCACCGGCGTCCTGACGCTGGCGGCGGACCCCACCTTGTCGCTGCAGGCAGCCACCAAGAATTACGTCGATGCACGCGCCGCAGTATCACTGCCGATTGTCGGCGGTACGTTGACCGGCCCGCTGTCGCTGTCATCCGATCCTGCCTCTGCACTGCAGGCAGCACCGAAGCAGTACGTCGATAACCAGGTCGCCGGCGCGCTTCCCCTCGCCGGTGGAATACTGACCGGTGCACTGACCCTGCCCGGAGATCCCGCCACTGCCCTGCAGGCCGCGACCAAGCGCTATGTGGACTCCGCTGGCGGTGCCGCCACCGGCGTAATCAACGTTCGCTCAGCCCCCTACAATGCCCAGTTCGACGGTGTCACAGACGATACCGCGGCGTTCAAGGCGGCGTATCAGGCCGCCGTGCCTGGCTCGGCGATCTATGTGCCGAATGGCGTCACTGTTCTGCAGACTCCGCCCAATTGGGGTATTCCCGTGACCAAGCGGGTGAAGTGGATTGTCGACGGTACGTCACTGCCGGATGGCACGCCGCTGTCGAATGCAATTCCGGGCGGCGCCAGTCCGGCCAAGAATTACCTACCGGGACTCGTGGTCGGCAACAGCGGCTTCAGCTTCGAGGTCTCGCAGAACGGCTCGCAGCCAACCGATTACGCGGTTTCCCATTCGTCCTACATCGTCAATCACGCCGGCGGGCTAACCGGCGGCGGCGGGGTGATCGCAAACACGCGCAGCGACACGATCATATACGGCAGTCCCACCACCAATGTCTGGGGCGGCGTCGACAGAGTAGTATGGTGCGGCTCGCAGTCCCCAAGCGGCGCCCCTCAGGCGGAACACGTCGGGCGCTACGTGCAGACGATCCGGAATAATTTGTCGCTGGATTCATCAGGCAATCCGTTGCAACAACCCCATCTTTGGGCTGCCTGCCTCGAATACCGCGACACCACGGGCCAGCCATCGAGCAAGGTCGGCGCTGCCGGCCTGACGGTCGAGATGGACTGGTTCGGCAACGGCCCCGATGACGGCAATCGGCGCTCGGTTCAGTCACTGTTGATCGGACAGCACAATACCTCCGGCGCGCCGTTCGAAATCTCCGAGATTATTGGCGTATACATGGCCGGCGGGAACACTGGTCATGCCTATAAAGTGTTCAACATCAACATTCCGTTCTCGACATCGGTCCTCGACACCACCCAGGCCCAGCAGATGGCCGGAGCCGCCGCCATTCGAATGGCGGCTGGCCATGCAATTGCCTTTGAGGCCACCAATAGCAATCGACTCGCCTATGACGCCGCCACGAATACGCTGCGTTGGTACCAGGGCACATTGTCCTACGCTGTCGGCAAGGGCATCGCGGTTGGGTCGGTCAGTGTTCAGGCCAGCAGTACGACACTGCCGAACTACCTGTCCGGCAACATAGTCTACCTGGTAGGCAGCGCGCCCTATACGATCACGCTTCCGGCAGCGAGCACCGTTTCGTCCGGTACCGGTTTCACATTTTCCGTGCTTGGCTCCGCAAGTGTAACCATCGCGACGACCGGAAGCGATACGATCGATGGCAGCCCGGTTACCCTCCGGCCGAACGATCGCTACCACGTTGTCTCGGATGGGGGTTCGAGCTGGCATGAAGTCTTCCGGAGCAACGCGGTCAATCCGCGCTTTTCCGGGCCTCCAACTCTGCCTTCCTATCCTGTCGCCACGCTGCCCGCATCGCCAGGTGCGGGAGCCATGGCGTTTGCCAGCAATGGCCGCAAGCCAAGCGAAGCTGCCGGCATAGGCACCGGTGTCGGGGTTTTCAACGACGGCACCCGCTGGATTTCTATGTGTAGCGGCTTGCAGGTTGCGGCGTGAACCTAGCGGGTCTCCGTGTGCAAATCAGCCGCCGCCTAGGATGATGCGATGCCGACGATCTCACAGTTGCCTACGCTCGCCGATGTCACTTCCGCGGATGCGATTCCCGTCAGTCAGAATGGGGCGACCCACTCGGTAAACGTCGGCGCCCTCCTGGCGAGCGCGCAACCTGCCATCATCTGCGAGACAGGCACGTTGCTCGGCCGCGTC